GATCTACGCTGACCCAAGCAGTGACATCAGCGTCAAGATTGCCGCGGCTGTGGTGCGGTAGGTCAGTAGCCTGAACCCTGTCCCTCCAGACCATGCGTCCCTCCCGCCTGGCACGCGGGAGGGACGCTGGGGTCCTTAGCCGCCGGCAGCTGCCACTAGGTGCGGCGCGCGGACCTGCTCAGCCTCGAGCTCAGCAGCCCACCCGGCTACCCATCGCCGTGACGTCGCGGGGTCGCACGTGGCGCCGACGCTGGCGTGCAGATCCACGGCGCGCGGGCGGGCGTCCGGATCCGCCCGGACGATCCGGAGGAACTCCGCGCGCATCGCGGACTTCCCCCGGTCCGTGGGCACGTGCGGACTCTGCACGGGCTCAGGCGCTGACTGCACACGGACCTGCACGGGGACGCCCGCGGACTTTGCGCGCGGTTTGCGCGCGGGCTCCCCCACCTGCTGCACGTGCATCTGGATCGTTGCCCGGTTGTCAGCCATGACGTGCGCGGACAGTCCGCGTGCCATCGACCGGCCGAGCACGTGGAAGCCCCAGGCGACGAGCATCGGTATGCCGGCGCCCACGGTGATGAGCAGCGGGCGCGGCATCGTCGCGTCGCCCACGACCAGGGCGTGTTCGACGTTGCCGGCGACCGACAAGCTCAGGGCGAAGAACAGTCCGGCCCACTCCGAGACGCGCCCGCGCGCATGCTCGCCGGTAGGAGCGCGGACGTTGACCGCGCAAACGACGGCAAACCCATCGATGCACAGGGGCAGAGCGAAGCTGGCGGCGCCGAAGCCCATCCGCTGACCCACCCAGACCTGGGCGAGGAAGCTGATGTATGCCGCGAGCAGGGACACGAAGAACACGCCCCAGAGAGTGAATCGTTCGAGGCCGATGCTCCTCTTCTCGGAGACGGTGAGTCCGCGGGCAGATGCAGGCTGGTCAGTCATCAGAGCTCGCTTTCGGGGAAGGGGTAGCGCAGGTAGCGCAAACCCACAGAGGGGTAATCGGGTCGATCTGGGGTGTTTTTGGGGTATGTGAATCTGCGCTACCTGCGCTACCTCCCTGCTCAGAGGCACTACCGGAGGTAGCGCAGGGGTAGCAGCGCTACCTTTGCGCTACCCCTTCCGGGGCGTCGTCACGGTCGCCCATTGCCTTGTGGAGATCCATGCGTGACAGCCCCCACCGGTTCGTAGGCACCCCTGCGACTGTTCGTTTGATCTGGCAGGCGACGAGCCCGTGCGGCTTCACTGCCGCGCTCAACCGGTCCACTGTCCATCCCTCATATGCCGGGTAGCGGTCGCACAGGAGCTCGGCCAGGACCTCGAACCAGACCCGCCCCTGACCTGCCGGCCATACCTTGGCGAGGTGGTCAAGGACGCTGCCTACGTCGGTGTCGGGGGAGGGGTCCGCGCCCGCGGCAAGCCCCGTCAGCGTCCCCGCCGCAGACCGCGCCGACCAGGCCCGCTCTGCGACCTTCGCAGCCGTGACCCCATCGACATGAGAGATCAGCACGATCGACGGTGCAGACGCGTGCCCGGCGACCCAGCACACACCCTTGTCCGAGTCAGTGAACAGCGTCGCCTTAAACCCCGATGCGAAAGCGCCAGGTCCCAGGATCATGTTGTTGGCCTCGTGGCCCATGACCCGGAAGCAGACCCGCAGGCCCGCGTTGTCCGAGATTCCCTTCGGCAGGCTCTCCTTGTCCGGGCGCTGAGTGGCCAGGACCACGATCACCCCGCACGCGGGGCCGCGCTTGGTCAAGTCCGTCAGCACATCAGCGATGTCCTTGCCGTGGATAGGATGCGTGATCGGGACCTGCACCTCATCGATGCCCAACGCCACTGGCCGCAGCCCCAGGCCCGGGTCGGACGCCAGCTCGTCAGTGATCCGCCCATCAGGGCACCTCTCCAGGGGGAGCCGCGACATCGTCGCGTACCGCCTCGACATGTCCGTCTGGATCGTCCGGAGATCTGCCAGGAGGGCCGCGACGTCGTCCTCACCATCCCCCGCACGCCAGCGGTGCGACACCTCTCGCAGAGCAGCAAGGTCCCGGCCGCCCTTGAAGTTGTAGACGTGGAGCTCCGTCCGGAAGTCCAGGGCGCACGCCAGGAGCATGAGCCGCAGGATCACCGACTTGCCCATCTGAGGCTTGGCGCCGATCAGGACGGAGTTGCGCATCAGCGTGACCTCGATGAGTCGCCCGAGCTGGTCGGTGCCGATGGCGACGGGCTGGAAGACGTTGATGCTTCCACTCTTGGCCAGCGGCCATGGCGCAGCCTTGATCTCGCTCAACGGCTTGTCGAGCACGGTCAGGATGAGCCTGCCCTCATGTGCGCCGGCGTCACCCTCCACGAAGACACACCCCAAGGGCCTACGCAGCGCTGACGCCAACTCGGCCCGTTTGTCTGCGATGTCGGAGGCCACGATCCCCCGTGGCAGGTCGAGGTCGGCACGCCACCCGGTGGGGGTCCGCGCGGGCACCGAGTGGTAGGTGATCGCGCCGGGGTTGTCAGAGATGGCCTTGCTCAGCCGGGGGATCTGGATGGAGCTGAGCGCGGCCGAGATGACATCGGTTGTAAGACGTGGTCGCTTTTCAGTGCTTGCCGCGCCGGCTCCGACTACGGGCTTGTCCCGGTTACGGCCAACGACACCGAGCATGGCCAGCAGGGTTGCGACGATTGCGGCCTGCTCGAGCCTCGTCGTCCAGGCTGCCACGACCATGCCCGTGAAGATCAGCAGGGCCGTGGTGAGGACGACCACGGACGCCCGCCTGCGCACGCCGCGCTTGCGTGACAGTTTCCGCGCGTCGTACGCGAGCCGGTCGGCCTCCGATCGGCGGACATCGTAGTAGTTGTCCTTGGGGTCAGCGGTCGCGATGAGGGCGCGGCCGTGGGCTTTGAGGATCTTGTGATCGTCGGCCTGCCAGACCCACACGCCGACCGGATGCACCAGGCGGCCGAAGCCGCGCGGGGCGTAGGTCACCAGCTTCCACCAGTACAGCGGTGACCTGAGCGCGTGGAACGTGACCCCATGCCCGATGTGCTGGGCCTGCCACTTCGCTGCGTCCTTGGCCGCTGCAGGGCTCTTGGCCCAGGTCGGCAGAACATCCTTGCGCACCTCGGCGCGTGTGATGGGCTGCGGTGCGATGTTGTCGACCACGGCACTGACGACGGGGATCTCTTCGGTGTCGTCGCGCCGGTGGTCGGCCAGCTCGAAGACCCTGCCCTCAACCTGCTCGCTCACCGGCGCGGCCCCCGGACAGACCAGCCCACCAGGGCGAGCAGGCTCCCCATGATCACCGCGCAGATGCTGAGCCGGGCGGTGTTGCCGATGTGGATGACGAAGATCAGCCACCCCCACCCGCCCAGGGCGAAGACGTAGGACCCCCACACCGTGCCGTAGCGCAGCAGGAGACTCCGGCCCCACACTGACCCCTTCGAGGTGCGGCGGGTCGAGGTGCGGCGGGTTGCTGTGGCCGTCCGGCGGGCCATCAGCGGTACCCCTGCACCGTGCTGGCCAGCAGGTCCACCCACTGGTTCAGGTGCCCACCAAAGCCGGCGGTGCCCCCCAGGAGCAACCCGAAGCTCATCACCATGATGACCTCGAACGGGGTCAACCGCTTTGTGCTGATGCCCACGATGATGCCGAAGAGCAGGACGGCCAGGACGACACCAACAGGGACGCTCACGGGGTCACCTCCGTGTGGACGCGGTAGGCGGTGTCCTGCAGCGCCTCGACCACCGCGGCACGCCGGCGGGTGCCAACCCAGTAGCCGGTCGCGGCCAGGCCAACCACAGCCCCACGGATGTACCCCCACCAGTTCATTGGGTACTCGGTCGTCGCGTCGATGACGATGAGCAGCGGCGTCATGATGCCCGCCGTGACCATGAGCATGTACGCGAGTCGCCGAGCCCGGATCCACATCGGGAGCCGGGGTGGTGCTGATCTAGGATTCTGCACGGTGACGCCTCCTGGAGTTGGTGTTACCTAGTCCGGCTCGGGGATAGGTCCCGAGCCGGACACTTCGGTCTAACGGTGACGATGCGAGCCTTTGCTCTGGGGCTGTTGGGAGAATCCGCCGCTGACGGCGATCAGCAGGACGATGACGGCCAGCGTGGCCAGGGCGATTCCGAGGATGGTCACGTCGCACACGCCTTGAGACGGGACGGCTGGCCGAGGAACTGCCGGAAGGTCCCGTTGGTGTAGGCGCCCCAAGCTGGGAAGCCCTGCGCGAGGTAGACCTCGCGAGCCACCTTGGCGTTGAATACGGGGTCGGTCAGGGCGAGCTCGTCGCGGGCACGCCCGGTCCCCCTGTCGGCCTTCAACGAGCGGATCTGCCAGGGGCCGACGCTCGGGCCCCACTTGGCCGTCTGGATGCGCTTGTCGCCTTTGGCCTGGGTGCAGTACCCGGACTCACCGCCGGCGATGCCGGCCATCGTGTAGGCGCCGGCGCGGGAGAAGCCCTCGTCACGCGCGAGCTGGTATGCGGTCGCTTTGCTCTGGGGGGCGGGGTTTTCGCCGCGCGCTTGGAGTCCCATGACGACTGCGAAGCCGACTCCAAGGATGCCGACGGTATCGATTAGACCAATGCCCTTACTCTTGCTCACAGGTTCAGACCTTCCTACTCGAGGTTCTGGATCTAGCCCCGGCGCCTGAGGGTCACATCTCAGCGTCGGGGTGCTGCTTTGTCAGGGAGTCATCGGAAACAGACGACGGCGTCCGTGAACGCGATGTATCGGCTGGCGGTCATGACGGCACCGGGTAGAGCGTGCCGTCAGCGCGTCGCCACTTCTTGCGCCAGAGCACCTTCCAGCGCAGAGCCTGAACGTCGCGCGGCTCCCACTCCAAGATGTCCTCATCGCTGACCCCGCCATAACCCCAGAGACCTTCGATGTCGCAGAGGAGAACCATGGCGTGGCAGTGCTGGCAGTTCACCCAGTTGTACGGGCCGTCGTCACCGACGATGAACTGGCGGTCGTACGTCTCACCGGGGTCGATGACCCGACTGCACCATTGGCACCGGTGGGCTTTGCGCGCCTTCGGGTGAGACATGCTCAGGACTTCGCTCATCGGGCGCCGACCTCAGTCCGTGAAGTGCCGTTCATGGCAGCTTCCCCTTCAGCAGGAATCGTTGGCCGGCTACCTCTGGCTGCAGGGCCATCCCACCCAGCTTTTCGGACATCGCAGCCTCGGTCTCCCCACCCATCACGATCACTCCCATACCGTCCGGCAGACCAAACTCCCCGAGCTCCGCCGCGTCGATCGGAATCGGGCGTCCCTCGAGCAACTGCTCCCAGTTCAACCGGCTGAGCCCGATCAGCAGGAACGACTTGCCGCCCGCAGTGATGCGCCCCTTGATCATGGCTGGATCGTCTCCTGGTCAAGGCGGGCGCGGCGGGCCCGCGCGGTAGGGAACGGTATGACGTCCTGCACTGAGCCCTTGCGGGCCTTCCTGTGCTGCTCCGCGGCCGGGCACACCGCGAAGTGAGCAACGGTCCGCCACTCATGGCCGTCCGGGACCTCGCCGTCCCTCAACACCCGGGCGAACGTGCCGCCGGGCCCGGTTCGGTAGGCGACGACGTTCGCTGTGACGTCACCGGCCGGGCGGCGGATGGGCTCGATGGGCATGAGTTTGCCGGCGGGCGTCCGAGCCCAGAGGAATGGCGCACCGCAGGACCGGCACGTCCCCAGGTCGCTCATATCCGTGTGATCCCGAAGCTGTAGCACTCTGGGTCGTCACACTCGGCAGGGTCGTCGCATGTCGTCTCGGCGTCCGTGGGTCTGCGGCAGTAGACGGGGCCGGCCTCAGTGCTGTGAGTGAAGCACCACCCGTCTGCGGACCACTTACAGGTGTCCGTGAAGTCCAGTTCACGTTCCACATTGGCGCTCATGGGCTGATCGTCTCCTGGTCGGTGCGGACGGAGTAGTGAGACAAGACAACGGGGCGCCCTGTCGCGGTGGCGATGATCTGCGCGTGCCGGCGCAGCTTGGCGACCATGGCCAGGTCTGCACCCACCAGAGGTATCCACCCCATAGACGACTGCAGCCCGATTACGTCCTCGGTGCCGTCAGTGTCGACCTGCGTGAACGCCCACATGCTGTCGATCCGTAGCTGACCGTCCATCAGGCTGCCCACGCGATCGCCGCGCGCGTCGACTCGTCAGGAACCAGGACGTAGAGCTTGGTGGTCTCCGGCTTGGAGTGCCCGAGTAACGCCTGGACTGCGAGCAGGTCGTGGCTGCCGGCGTAGCAGATGGTGCCGAAGCGGTGCCGCAGGCAGTGCGTGGTCGACCCGACCCCGAGGACCCGGCTGACGAGTTTGCCGACGTATGCCGGGCTCAGGTGCCCGTTGATCTGCCCGGGGAACACCCAGCCGTCCGGGGCGGCCTGGATCAGGACCCGCACCTCATCGCACAGGGGCAGGAGGCGCTCCCGGGAGCCCTTGCCGTGGACCCGCAGGTTCCAGCCGGCCACGCCTTGCTCGACGTCGGCAGTGTGGACCTGCGCTATCTCGCCGCGGCGTAGGCCCTCCCGTGCCGCGAGGAGCACCATCAGGTGAACCCGCGGACTGGCTTGCAGTAGCGCCGAGGTCAGGACGAGCTCCGACGTCGGGCGAGGCAACCTGTGCGGGGTCGTGACCGCAGGAAGACGCCAGGCGGGGTTGACCGCGATCTGCTCGGTATCGCGGGCCCACTTGTAGAACGCGCGCAGCGCAGTCCGGTAGCTGCGTTTCGTCTCCGCGCCCCACTGCTGTGTCCCGATCCACGCGACCATGTCCATCAGGGTCACCTCGAACGGCGCGAGACCGGTCTCTCGGGCGAACCTACGAATCTGGTAGGTGCGCAGGTACTGAGTAGTCTGCGGCCGGTTCGCGGCACACATCCACTCCCCCCACTGCTCGAGCGGCGCAACCCAGGACGTTGGAACGATGGCAGTCATGCTCGTGACAATGCGTCCGTCCGAGGTCGCGAGAGCCAGATGGTGAGCCATCAGTCATGCCTGACCGAAAGATGGGCGGGCGTGGCCCATCATCACCGACAGATCGCCAACATCGATGACCTGACCCAGCTGGTGGAGCATCGTCGCATCGAGGCCGACGTGCGGGCTCATGGTGTTGCCGACGTTGCCACCCGGGGGGACCCTGCGGAACTCGCCATGAGCCGAGCAGGTCAGCACAGCGGTGCCATCCTCGAGCATCTCGACGGTGTAGGTCACGCTTGGCCCGGCGCTCACAGCGAGCCACCTCCGGCGCGGTACGCGGCAATCGCACAGTGCTGCGCGCATTGCCGGCACCGGTGGTCCAAGCCATCTGACGACTGCACCGGTGCGCCGCACTTACAGTGGGTCGGCCAGTCTTCAGATTCCCATGCGGTCGTAGCGACCGAAGGCGGCATAGCGGTGTCCCGGAACCAGATGCGTTCCTCGGCCAGGTTGGCGCCCTCACTGAGTGCAGCCGCCAAGCCTCGAGCCTGAGCGGGTGTCATGGCTGGCACTGCATCCCGGTGCTGTCCGTCAACGTCCATCCAGATGGTGACTCCGACGATGCCGTGATCCGGTCCCGAACTGATGTTGTCACCGACCCTCACGTCGTATGTCGACAGCCGGAACGGTGGCTGAACCGGCATCTCCGAGGTGATGCTGTCCAGCCAGTCACGGCTGCTCATCACGCCGCCTCAGGCGTGGCGATCGCAGGCCTTGACGTCGGCCGGACCCGCCTCCTGCGCTCGAACGGAAGGACCTCGGCGAGCTCACTCCGATTCAGTGCTCTGATCCAGCGGGTTGGGGGTTCAAGTCCCTCACGGCGCACTGCATCCAGCCCCTCATCCGACATGCTCGGCTGGGGGGCTTCTTGCTGCCCAGTCAGCAACCACCCCACGTTCGTCCCAGTGATGAGCGCCCACTGCTTTACGTAGGCTGCCCGGGGCGGTGCGCCCTTGTCTGCCATCCAACGTGCGACGGTCGCCCGGTGGACCCCTAAGTCCCTTGCGATGTCTTGCGCCGCGAGGCCAGCTGCCGCCATTCTGAGCCGCCAACCCAGTGTCAGGGACGGTATGTGATCGTGCGCCATGTCGGTCATGCGTCACAGTGTGTCCCCATGATGCACATGCGTCAAGGCGACACCGCATGATAATTGGCGGGTCGCGGCGCTTGCGCGTCATGTGACCTATGCGGCATGATGCGACCTATGGCGCAGACAGATCTCATCACCAGTGTTGAAGCCGCTCACATCCTCGGACGGTCGATCCGCACCGTGCACCGACTCGTTGCGACCGATGTCTTAGTCCCAGCGAAGCGCATGAGCCTCGGCCCCAATGGCGCTTTCCTCTTCGATCGCGCTGTCGTCGAGAAGCTCGCCAAGAGCCTGCCGTTCGCCAGGCCCACGATGAACGTCCCCCTGGATGTTGCCGGCGACGTAAAGCAATCGGCGTGAGCAGCCCCGACCGTACCCCCGCCCGGATCCTTGATGCCCCGACGCTGAAGCCCGTCACAGGCGGACGCAAGCTCACCCACTACGAACAAAACAAGAGATGGCGCAAGAAGAACCCAGCCAAACGCCTTGCAGGCAAGACGCGCTACTACGCCCAGACACAGGGCGCCCCAAACACAGGCAAACACTGGACGATGACCGAGGTCGAGCGGATCACCGCCACCGACAGACCCACAGACCGCGAGCTCTACACCGAACTCGGCAGGTCGGTGAAGGCAATCCAGATCAAGCGAGTGAGAAGCAAAGGCCGGCGGATCGGCCCAGAGACTTTGCCGTTGCTGGATCACATGGATGGTCCGGCGGCGGTGGCCTCGATCCCCGTGGGGGAGGTGTATCCATCCGTGTCGAGGCCACCGCTGTGCGACGACGCGCTGTGCGCGCACCAAGAACCGAAGTAATTGCGGGGGGTGCCAGGTCCCCTGGTGCCCCTACAACCTGATCGGGCGAGAACGAAGGGGACTTGCAGGGGGGCCAGGGAAAAGCCCCAGCGAATGCTCCGAGGGTCCTTCTGACTCCCCCGGAATTACCGGACTAGCTCCGGGGGGGTGTCAGAAGGGGCTCGGCGCTCAGAGACCGCACAGAAGAAGGCCCGCAGCACAACAGCCACGGGCCTTCCATCCCACAACAGGGCTGTGCGGCCCTGAAATGCCACGCATATCCAGTGTGCGCCTCCTGCCGGGGACGAACGCCTACCTTATTGCGGGCACTTTTCGGGGTCGCAGCCCTAGAAAGGCATGCCCAACATGCCCTCTACGACTGCTTCCCCGCCACCAGAAACCTACAGCCCCTATCTGACAGACCACGACGACGCTGACAGCGCCGTCGAGGTCAAGCAAAATGTCGCACAAGCGCCGCCGGCAATCAAGCCAAAACCCGTGGCGCTGCAACGTGTCCGTGAACAGCCGATCAAGGAACGCGCTGCGGCCCTCGACAAGGCCATCACAGACATCCGCGGTCTCGGCCTTCACCTGGTCTTCGCCCGCGAGCTGCTCCACGTTGACGCGGCCGGCGGCCGGTCATGAGCGCCACCACCATCAGCTCCCGGCAGCCTGGCCTCACCCGTGGCGCTTTCGACCGGCCGCTCCTGGGGGACCCGAACCCGGGGAATGAGGCTCCAGTAGCGCTCTGGGAGCTCTACGGTCAGCGTGAGTGCATGCCGGGGACCGCGTATCTGGTCCGACATTTCGGATCCCTCGATCCTGGCATCAAGCCCCGTTGGCATCACGATGACACGGGCTGGGAGAACCGCAGCCGCGGTACGCACAGCCACGCACCGGAAGGCGCATACGCCCATATCCGGGCCTGGAATGGGCGTGAGGACTGGCTCAACTTCGTAGTGCCGACCGCGATGACTGTCCACGCCGACGTCCTGGAAGCCGAGCGCGTGAGCAGGGCGACGTTCACCAGATGGGCCGAGGCGGAGTCGCTCTACGCAAACCCCAGGACCGGCCGCCGCTGCATCGTGCGACCAATCACCGCGGCCAAGGTTGCCGAGATCGGGAAGTCCACGGTCGACCGGTGCCGCCGGGTGGCAAACAAGCTGGGTCTGCGCGTGGTCGTCCTCCCCGGCCGGATGCTCAAGAAGAGCGAAACCTGGCCTGGCAGGAACAGGACCTCCAGGCAGAGGGGCATGTCCGCCGAAACAGCCCTCACAGCCAGCGGGGTTGTGGATAACCTCGTGCTCAAATGGCGCAATGAGGTACCTACCAGAGGTGTAGCGCGTTTGGGCGTCGCTGGTCGTTCTCGAGGTCTTACCTACCGCGCCGCAAGCGGCGAATCGAAGGAGACGGCTTCGCCGCCGCGACCCAAGAGGCGACGAAAGCGCCGCTCTCAACCGGCGGTAGGGGTCGCCCGAGATTTGCAGGCCCTTGTGGGGTGGCTGCGCGGCTCGAAGCTGAGCGAAATCATCCCAGTAGTTCATAAATGCGCCACCAGCCCGGGTATGGGCTGGACAGCGTACGACGTGATCACGCACATGGATTCGGTCAACCGGGCCTGGGGGTTCACATCCCTGACCCAGGAGCACGTCCGGACGCCGGCCGCTGTGCTGGCCTGGTATCTGCGCGACGTCGACCCCCAAGCTGACCATCCTCGTCTGCACGCGTTCCAGTCCGGAACCGCGGCTGAGCAGCGGGCACCGTGGTGCGGTGCCTGCGACCAGGTCACCCGCCACGTCGAGGTCGACGGTCTGCCCGGACGCTGCCCGCGCTGCCACCCCTTGGCAGGAGAAGCACCATGGTGAGCGAGCGTCTGCCTGCCAGGCGGGCTGAACCCTGCTACTACTGCAAGGCCCCCATCGAGGTTGGCGACCCGATCTACCCGATCGCGTACGGCCGATATGGATGTGAGACCTGCGATCAGGACTCAGAGCTCCAGAAGCGGCTCCGCATCCGGCCTGCGACCCGTGACGCCCCTGGGTACTCCGTGAAGTGCCCGACGTGCGGTGTTGATCCAGCTGAGCTCTGCCTGACAGGGAGCAACAAGAAGCGACCACTTCACCCCAGCCGGAAGGCGCTAGTCGCCGTCCATATCGGCGACGTCCCATGACGACATATAGATCGGAGTGCGGTAGCACCCGGGGATGGTGGGCCCACAACCGAGCACTGGAGAGGGCATGTCAACCCTGTCGCCTCGCGATCGCTAAAAGCCTCCGCGAGGAGAACCTACTGAACCTCGGCCAGGCCATCGACGAGCTACGCGCTGAACGCACCGGCCGCAGGTTCTGGAATCCCAACCTGCCCGAGCCCAGGGACGCACAATGACAGACACCCCACGTGCACAGACCCACACCGTGGCCTTCCTGCCGACACAGCTACACCAGCTCGAGCTCGCAGACGCCCGCATCGTGCAGTGCGCCTGGTGCGACGCCCGGAGCTTCACCAACCCCTGCCACATCTGTGCAGCCCGCTATCCGGAATCTGGAAACCAGAGGAGCGCTTCATGAGTGATGACCGTGATTGGGTACTCACGCCATGAGCCCTATCAGCAAGGAGAATCGCGCCCGCTACCCGAAGGACTGGCGCGACATCAGCGCAGCCATTAAGGCACGGGCAGAGAACCGCTGCGAATGCTTCGGGGAGTGCGGCCGCGGTACCCACGATGGGCGCTGCACCAACCGCCACGGAGCGCCGGCCTACGGCACCGGCTCCATCGTGGTCTTGACGACGGCGCACCTGAACCACACGCCTGAGGACTGCCGGCCGGAGAACCTAAAGTCGATGTGTCAGGGCTGCCACCTGCACTACGACCGGGACCACCACGCACAAACCCGCGAGGCTACCCGGCGCGCGGCGCTGGCTGCACAGATGGACGGACTTTTCGAGGTGAGCCAATGAGTGACACAGATCCTGGTGACCGTGAAGCAATAATCATGCGCAGACCGCGGCTGCTGGACCTGTTCTGCGGTGGCGGTGGGTGCTCGGTCGGCTACTCCAGGGCAGGGTTTGAAGTCATCGGTGTGGATCTCCGACCGATGCCCAACTTCCCCTTCGAGTTTCATCAGTCCGACGCGTTGGAGTTTCTTGCCCAGCATGGCCATGAGTTCGATGCGATCCACGCCAGCCCGCCGTGTCAGCGGCACAGTGCCATGAGTGCGTGCCGACCGGGCTTGGCTGACGAGTACCCCGACCTGATCGCACCGACCCGTCACCTACTCGACCTCGCGGGTCTGCCCTATGTCATTGAGAACGTCGCCGGCGCTCCTCTGGCAAGTGGAGATGACCTGTTTGGATCACACGGCGTAGAGCTTTGCGGGGTGATGTTCTCCCTGCCGCTGTACCGGCACCGCCTCTTTGAGACGAGTTTCCCGATCACCCAACCGAGTCACCCGAACCACGCCATCCCTGCGAGCAAGGCCGGGCACTGGCGACCGGGGACGGTTATCAGCGTGTCGGGCAACTGCTCGCCCATCGCTCTCGCCCGCGCGGCTATGGGCATCGACTGGATGACCCGCGACGAGCTGGGCGAGTCGATCCCGCCCGCGTATACCGAGCACATCGGGCACCAACTGCTAGCCCACATCACACGCAAGGCGGTGGCCGCATGACTGACCGTGATGAGATAGTCACCAACCCCACGTTGAGCGACGTTCTCGCGGGGATGCCCGGCACTCGTGAACTCCTGGCGGAGTTGACAGCCGAGCGCGACGAGGCGCGGGCAGCCATCGCCCGCGTCCAAGCGCTGACGGACGAGTGGCAGATGGGTCCTGGCCGCGATCGCACACACGCTCCTGGCCTCTGCCACCGGTGGCATCCGGACTGCCTGGTCATGACCATCCGGGCTGCTCTCGAGGAGCGTCATGAGCACCACTGAGCCTGCTGACCGTGAAGGGATGTTCACACGCCGCGAGTACATGCTGGTGAAGCTCTCGGCCACATCGTCGGGCACCATCAACATCTTCATGGCCGCAGAGGCAATCGCCTCGGTGGCACTCGCGCACCCAGAGTGGGATATGGACGAGACCAAGACGTTGGCGCAATGGAACGCCGCCGGGCGTGCCGCTCGTGAGGACAGGTTCACCAGCACCGAGTACGAGAACAGGCGCGGAATGGCACACGAATGAGCGCCGACATCTGGCTCGAGGACGCGGACGGTAACGCCCTCGACTTCGGTGAAGACGAGATCATCCCGATGCGGGCCAGCTCCAAGGGCTTCGGCAACGCTTTCAACCTGACCTACAACCTGACCCCGATGCTCGCAGCGGCCGGGATGCCCCCGTGGAGGGAGTTCATTGGCATGCGCGCAACCACGGCGGGGCTGAAGTGGGCCAACGTCACCAGGGAGCTGATCGGCGACCCCGACAAGTACAAGGCCATGAACCCGGCCAATGGCTGGGGTGACTACGACGGCGCGGTAAAGGTCCTGAACGCGCTCATCGACGCCTGCATCGCTCACCCGGACGCGAAGATCGGCGGCTGGCTATGAGTGGCCGGATGTTCAAGTACCGAATCTCAGCCAGCCAGGAATCGACCAGGGTGATGATGCGGATCGACGCCAAGGTCAAGGCCGTCGGCGTCCAGGAGTTCCGCGAGATCAGCCTCTGGGCTGAGGTGCCATACGACGTCGGCGGTGAGCAGCTCGAGCCGCGCACCTTCCTCGTGGTCCCCACTGGTGGTGATGTGCCCGACGCCGGCACCTATCTCGGGACCGTACTCGACGCTCGTCTGGTCTGGCACATCTATGAGGTGCCATGACCACCCAGCCGCCATGTACCTGAATCCTGATTGGATGACGACGGACCAGCGGAACGCTGTTGCTGCCTGGCTCGAACGCAATGGGTGTCGCCACGACATCGCCCTCGAACCACTCGTGATCCGAGGACAGTGGGTGCACTACACCGCGCTGTGCCGCAGGGATCGGAAATCGCGTCAGCGCATGGTGATTCGTGACAATGCGATCGTTCCGCTTGGTCGTCGTCGTGTCCGTGTGACCTCAAGGAACTGGCATGTCCGAGAGGCAGTCCTGAGTGATGACGTGTGGGATCAATGTCTGCTGTCATCCGACGCCGCACGCTGGATACCAGGGGTGGCGATGAGTGATGACACGCTGGTGGCGGGTTCGTGACTCATAATCATGGTTATCCCCATTGAGAGATCTGCGTGACCTTGAATGATTGCTGCTAGCGACGATCCAGTATTCGTGGCCGGATACCAAGCCGCCCTCGCACGAGTCTCGGGCGCCATTGCTACCGATCCGATGGCTGTCTCCGCAGCAGAGGCGTACCGCGCAGCGGTCGACATCGAGGCCCTACAGGCACACAGCGCCGGCGACATTCCCGGCCGACGGATGCTGGAGCGGAGCCTGGTCGACGCCAACCGTGAGGGAGGCCGACTAACGAAACAGCTGAAGGTGCTGACACGGCTCAGCGCGTTGCGGAAGGCCGGCCGGGACCAGGCCCGCGAGGACCTGGCGGCAACCCGGGATACCCGCGACATTGCCCTGGCCGCGCTGGTCCGGGTGGTCGTTCTATGTGACCAGTACGACGCTGAGGCCGTGGCCTCGATACCCGTTGGCGAGCTCCGCGCCGTGATGAAGGCTCAGGAGTAGCCCCGGTGATGACCGTCGTCTCGCCCTGCTCACACCCCCACTGCGTCGACGCTGACGGGAACCGGCGCCTGACCACACAGATCATGTGTGACCCCTGTCGGAACCGGTTCCGCCGCGAGCTTTCCTGGATCGTCATGGACTATGTGACCCTGAAGACAGCCCTGCCCTCACCAGTGCGACGGACCGGCCAACTCCGGCATGCACCACAGCAGTCCTTCGGCCACCCCGCCCAAGACGCCTCAGACGCCTGCCGTGAGATCGCGTGGGTCCTCAACCGCATCGAGGCGGGGCTCCGTACGCACCTCGGTGACAGGCCCGCACCCGACATTTCGACAACAGCCGGTAAGTTCGAGGTCGGTCACGGCTCGTCATTGCAGACCGGCTTTTCGATGGCTGCCGGTGGGCTGCTCGTAAGCCACGCCTACACCTACCTGAGCTCGCACTTCGACCAGCTCTGCGACTGGCCTGACGTCGGCTACCACGCCGGTGCCATCCACGACACGCACCAGACCAACCGTGCCAAGTACGGACTCACCCGCAAGGTGGAGCCACGCCTGCCCATGCCATGCCCCAGCTGCGACGTCGCCATGCTCGTCCACAGCGGCCCGGCCCGCGCCAAAGACGTCGGCAAGATCACCTGCGAGAACTGCGGCCGGGTCATTCGTGAGGAGGACCTTCCGATGTTCACCCGCATCGCGGTCGACTGGGCCCTGGCCGACTACGAGGCTGAAATTGCCGTCACCAAGGGCAATAGTGAGGCGACCTGAGCAGAGCGCCACCCCCCGCCGACACCTCTGTCGGACAACGGTGTGATACTGATGCCACCACCGCAGTTGTACCCAAACCCGTCCGGCTGATCCGGCCGGGTTTTCCTATGTTGCGAACAGACACCGGCCCACGGTGTGACACTGGTGGCAGTAGGCGAGCTGTATCCAAACCCCGTCCGGGAAAACCTGGTCGGGGTTTCGTCACGTCGGGAGGCGTCGATGATGCACGACCTGATCAACACCACAGAGGCCGCGACCACAGTTGGGGTCGGCACATCCACCATCAGCATGTGGGTCACTCGTGGACACCTGACACCATTCGGCCTGGACGAGCACGGCCGCCCGTTGTACCGCCTCGGTGACGTCTTGGTCGCCGCCCGCGATACGCGCAAGCGTGGCAGCGGAGCCCGGCGTATCGCCTGACCCACTCCCCCCCAATCTCCCGCCTTCTCGCCGGACGACACCACATACCTGGCCCTGAGCCTGCGGTCGGTCACCGCGACCAGGCGGGGCCCCACGTCACACATCTGCATAGGGAGTCCCGTTGACGACCCGAGCTGCCGCCGAGAAAGCCGCCCTCGCCTACCGGGAGACCCAGCCGGCCATCGACGCGCTCAAGGACACCATGGCGCGGAATACCGCAGCCAAGAAGACCTTGGGCAGCTACATGACCGAGAAGAACCTACCCAGCTTCCGAGGCGTCACGCTGCGGATCGTGTCCTTCGAGGGTTGGGACAGCGACAAGCTGCGCGACTACCTCGGTGACAAGGCCAAGAACTTCCGCCGCCCCATGGACAGGAAGTACTTCGACCTCGCCAAGCGTCGTGCCGTCAAGTAGCCCCTCGGCGCCTGAGCGCAGGTATCCCTCACGGTGCCCCAGCTGCAAACGACTGCTCGCTGACGCAGCCAGACCACACTGCCCACCGACCAACACCCACTGCCAATGGATGAAGTGCGGATGCGGCACCAACATCGACCAGGTCAGGCAGTGAGCCCGTCGGCGCTGCCAGGTGCAGTCCTCATCGGCAGTGTCACATACCGGGTCACTGCCGATCCTGACGACTGGATGCGCATCGAGCACGAGCGCCAGAGCAAGGGCGACTACGGCTGCACCGACAACAACAAAGCCACGATCTACCTCAACCCAGAGTCAACGCCCGACGTGCAGCGCTTGACCCTCTGGCACGAGGTCATGCACGCGCTGTGCGAGACGGTGATGGGCGGGCTGGACTGGCGCGGTCTCGGCAAGGACAGGCACGCCCGGGAAGAGACCGTCATCCGCTTGCTCGAGTCGCCGATCGTCCTGGTGCTGCGTGACAACCACGAGCTGGTCAACTACCTGATGGCAGATCGCTGACGCCGTGACGTTGCGTGTCTGCTCGCTGCCTGGCTGCCCAGTGCTGTGTTCCGGAGGCCGCTGCCCAGCCCACGCCAAGGCAGCAGACCAGGCGCGAGGGACAGCCGCACAGCGAGGATACGGACGCGAGCACAGACGCCGCTTCCGACATGGTGTGCTCGCTCGTGATCTGATCTGCGTTGCTTGCCACTCAGCTCGCTCGACAGTGGCTGACCACCACCCGCTCGACAAGCGTGAGCTCATTGCGCGCGGCCTGGATGACAACGACCCAGCACACGGCCGCGGTCTGTGCAAGCAGTGTCATGACGAGCACACAGCAGCGACCCAGCCGGGCGGCTGGCGCATCTCACCAGGCGACTAGTTCTCGGCCGTCAGGGGTGGGGGGTGACCCCCTCCGCCCCCACGGCCGCAGTACCGCCGGGGAGGTGGCTCGGTGGTGCGGAGGGTTCAAACATTTGCGAACCACCCCCCAGACGTAACCCGAGGCTCAGCGCGAGGCTGACCTCACCCGACGCCGCGCGACGCGGTTGATGGAGGAATGACCGATGGCCAGTGGTGGAGCACGCAACCGATCCGGCCCCAAACCGACCCAGGACTCTGCTCGCTCCGACCGCCGCGGCTTCAAACTGACCGCGCTGCCGGCGCAGGGATACGCCGGCGATATCCCTGACTTCCCACTCCCCAGGCCAGCCAAGCGTGAGCTCGCGCTATGGACCCGGGCATGGCGGACACCGCAGGCATGTGCCTGGTCGATGCCATCGGAGCAGTGGCGCGGCTACACGGTCGCGCTGTGGGTCCGGGTGGCATACCGGTGCGAGCTCAAGGACGCATCAGCGTCGCTAATGGGCCAGCTGCACCGCTTCGGTGACCAGGTCGGGATGACGACCGCGGGCCTGGCCGAGCTGGGCTGGGTCGTCGCCGTCGACGAGGTGACTGAGAAGGCACCGGTGGCTAAGAAGGCTGCAGCGCCGCGCGCCCGCCGCCTTCGGGCTGTTGGCGATGGGCAATGACTTCGTCGTCGACTTCCCGACCCTCGGCGACCTGGTCGATGGCTGGATCGAGCAGCACTGCCGCGTACCCGATCTCTTCGCTCGAGGCGAGCCGTTCAAGGAGTACGACTGGCAGTTCTGGTGCGCGGCGAACCACTACCGGATCCGTGAAGATGCGAAGTGGATCCCGCAGCGGCCGCTGCTGAATCAGGCGTTCACCTACCGCCGCAGCCAGATCGTCGGCCCCCAGAAGACCGGCAAAGGGCCCTGGTCGGCAGCGATCGTGGCGAACGAGGCCGTGGGCCCGTGCCTGTTCGGCGGATGGGCCAAACGCGGCGAGGTATATGACTGTGCCGACTCAGGCTGCCCCTGTGGCTGGACCTTCGCCTATGAGCCAGGCGAGCCCAAGGGTCTACGGCATCCATCTCCGCTGATCCAGCTCACAGCCACGTCCCAGGACCAGGTCGACAACGTCTACCGGCCGCTAACCGCGATGATCCACATGGGACCGCTGAAGCACCTCCTGAAGGTCCGTGAGTCCTTCATCCGCATCGTCGGCGCCAGCGACGACCCGGACATGGACCGGATCGACGCCGTGACCTCATCAGCTCCGGCCCGCCTGGGCAACCCCATCAGCTTCGGACTCCAGGACGAGACCGGGCTGTACCTGACATCGAACAAGATGCGCAAGCTCGCCGAAACCCAACGCCGCGGCGCGGCCGGCATGGGCGGCCGAACGATGGAGACCACGAACACGTGGGACCCGGGCGAGAACAGCGTCGCGCAGAGCACATTCGAGTCCCCGGCCCCGGACATCTTCAAGTTCTTCCGGCAACCACCGGCTGCTCTGTCGTTCAAGAACAAACGCGAGCGCCGCAAGATCTTGCAGTACGTCTACGCGGGCTGTGGCCACATCGACCTCGACAGCATCGAAGCCGAGGCCCTCGAACTACTCGAGAAGGACCCCACCCAGGCCGAGCGGTTCTTCGGCGGGCGCCTGGTCCAGGGCCTGGGCGCATGGCTGCCTGAGGGCCTGTGGGAGACGTCATGCAAGACGTCTGCCTAGGATTCGACGGCTCCGACAGCGACGACTTCACCTACCTGCGAGCAGAGACCCGAGAAGGGCACCAGTTCACACCGACCTACGGACCCGACAAGCGGCCAACGATCTGGAACCCGGCCGAGTGGGGCGGGCGAATCCCCCGCCTCGAGGTCGATGCCGCGCTGGCCGAGACGTTCGCGACCTACCGCGTCGCCCGGGGCTACTTCGACCCGCCGTGGTGGCAGTCCGAGATCGAGGCCTGGGCCCTGAGGTTCGGGGAGACGGTCGTCATCCCATGGGCGACCTACCGGACCGCGCAGATGCACGCCGCCTGCCAGCGATTCGTCACCGATCTCACCACCGGTGCGCTCACCCACGATGACTGCCCCACCACGGCCCTGCACATCGCCAACGCCCGTAAGAAAGCCGTCGGCGCTGACCGTTACGTCTTGACCAAACCGGCCGGCGCCTACCACCGCAAGATCGACGGCGCCGCGACCTCTGTCATCTGCCATGAGGCTGCCGCCGATGCTCGAGCTGATGGGTGGGGCGTCGCGAAACACAACCTGACCCGCGCCCGCGGAAGGGTCTCCACATACTGACGGAAAGGGGGCTCCGGGTGCCTGAACTGACGCCGTTGTCCCCGCAGTGGTGGGTGGCGAAGCTGCACAAACGCCTCGAGGTACAGCAGGAGGAGTGCGAGTTCTTCGACGCGTACTACCGCGGCGACCACCCGCTGCCATGGCTGGCACCGCAGGCTCGTCAAGAGTTCCGGCGGATCCTGCTGATGACCCGCAGCAACTACATGGGGCTGGTCTGCGATGCCACCGCTGAGCGAATGCAGATTGAAGGGTTCCGTCTTGGTGCAGATGCTGAGGGGGCGGATGAGGACACGTGGCGGATCTGGCAGGCCAACAACCTGGACTCCGACTCCGACCAAGGCATCCTCGAGGCGCTCATCTGTGGGAAGTCGTACATGCTCGTGGCGCCGAACCCTGGTGACCCGTCCACACCGTTCATGTGGGTGGAGCACCCCTCACAGACCGTCGTGGCTTACGAGCCGGGTAGTAACCGGCGAGTTCGCAAGGCCGGCCTGAAGGTCTGGGACGACGAGTGGACCGGTGAGCTCCACAGCTCGCTTTGGCAGGGCGGCTTCCTTTACAAGCAGAAGGCCAAGAAACGTGATGGCCAGCCGGCCGAGTCGCTGATCTGGGAACAGCGCATCGTTGGTAAGGAGTCATGGCCGGCCCGGAACCCCCTCGATGTCGTGCCGCTGATCGAATGGCCGAACAACCCGCGCCTGCTGACCGGTGGCGTGTCCGAGCTCGCCGATGTGACGGACATTCAGGACCGGATCAACAAGACCCTCGCCGACAGGCTGATCACCCAGGACTACGGAGCGTTCCCGCAGAAGTGGGCCACCGCCTGGCCCGAGGAAGACGAGCACGGTCAGCCACTGCCGCCGATCGATGTGGGCCGTAACCGGATGGTGACCACAGACGTCAAAGAGACGACGTTCGGACAGTGGGATGCCGCGCCCCTGGACCCGTACTCGGCCGCAAAGCGCGAGGACGTCAAGGACATCGCATCCCGCACCCGGACCCCCGCCCAGTACCTGCTCGGTGAGCTGAACAACGTCAACGGCGAGACGCTCAAAGCCTCTGAAAGCGGCCTGATCTCCAAGACCCATCAGCGCATGCGCACGACCGACGACCCGGCCGAGGAGTCAGTTCGTTTGGCGCGCAAAGCCGCTGGACTGCCAGATGTTGGTGATGAGTCCTTGGAGACGATCTGGCGTGACCCGGAATTTCGCACTGAGGGTGAACGCACCGATTCAGTGGTGAAGAAGTATGGCGCGGGACTGATCCCGTTGCGGCAAGCCCGGGAAGACCTGGGCTACTCGGCGACCGCGATCGGCCGGATGGAAGAACAGGACGGTCTGGCAGCTGAGACCGACCCGGTCCTTGCCGCCGCCCGCGGGCTGATGAACGGCGGCCAAGGTGCTCCCGTCGGCGGCCCTTGACCAGTACCGAGCTCAGCAACGTCTCATCGTTGCGATCCTTGGCCTGACTCGTCGCGAGTGGGCGGCGATGGGCCCCGACTTCGACACCTCCTGGGCGAAGATCGGCCCTCGGATCACTCTGCTGACAGCTTCGGCCCAGCTCGGCGCGGCACGCAACGGCGCAGCATATGTTCCGGCGACCCTGACCGAGCTCGGCCAGTCCATCAACCCCCTAGCCGAGGTTGACCCCCAAGCCTTTGCCGGCATCGCCGCTGACGGCAGGCCATTGGTCTCACTCCTATACGGCGCCGTGACGACCGCCAAGAGCGCAGCCCAAACGCTGGAACCTCAAGCGGCACTGCAGACCGGCGGCAAATGGCTCGACATGGCGATACACACACAAGTCGCTGACGCCTCACGTGGTGCCGCTGGGGTCGCGATTGCTGCGCGTCCAGGTATCGGGTACATCCGCATGGTCTACGGCGTTTCATGCAGCCGCTGCGCAGTCCTGGCAGGGCGCTGGTATCGCTACAACCAAGGGTTTCAACGCCACCCGCGCTGTGACTGCCAGAACGTGCCTTGCGGTGAGGGATCAGCCAAAGGGTTGACTGCGGCCCCGCCCCTTGACCAGATCACCGGCCTGAATGCTGCCGAACGCAAGGCCCTGACCGACGGAGCGGACCTCGGCCAGGTCGTCAACGCCAAGCGCGGCGCGCAGGGGATGACGACCTCCGAAGGCACCACCACGAGCGGCCTCGCTCGTCAGCGGCTTGGCCCCGGACGGCAACGACTCACCCCAGACGGCATCTACCGGATCGCCTCTGACCGCACGGAAGCCCTGAACCTGCTCCAGCAGCACGGCTACCTGCTCTAAGCCCCCCACCAGCCGCGACGGCCAGTGGACGAAAAAAGGAGACGGCCGCGATGGCTGATGACACCAACACCGACCCGGACGACCAGCAAGACACAAACACCGACCAGCAACAGAACCAAGGCCACTCCACCACCGACGACCTCGGCGACGCAGGCAAGAAGGCCCTCGACACCGAGCGTGCTGCCCGCAAGGAGTCCGACCGCAGATTCAAAGCTCTCGAAAAGGAGCTCCAGCAGGTCCGTCAGTCCTCGATGACCGACGCCGACAAGGCCGTAGCTGAAGCCAAAGCCGCTGGTCGCACCGAGGCTGTGGGTGAGTTCGGCAAGCGGCTGGCCCGCACGGAGTTCGACGCCGTTGCTGGTCGTCGCAACCCCGACTTCGACACGGCTTCCGCGCTCGAGTGGGTCGACCTAGGCCGCTTCGTCGGCGACGACGGTGAGCCCGACTCCAAAGCCATCAAAGCCGCAGTCGAGCGCCTCGTCCCAACCCCTGAGGGAGGTCCGCCGTCCTTTGACGGTGGTGCCCGCACATCGGCCACGCCGGCGAAGGACATGAACGACATTCTCCGTCGAGCCACCGGCTGGGCGTAAACCGCAGCACCAGTCGGCATGGCTGGCCTCGCTGCAAAACCCCAATGACCTAGGAGGTCAACATGCCGTACAACAACATCGTCAGTCGCACGAGCGCACAGTCGCTCATCCCCGAAGTCGTCTCAAACGACATCCTCACCGCCCTGGTCAACCAGTCCGCGTGCATGTCCATGTTCAAGCAGGTCCGGATGAGCACCAACCAAACCCGTATGCCGGTCCTGTCAGCGCTGCCTCTGGCCTACTTCGTCAACGGCGACACCGGGGTCAAGCAGACCACCCAGGTCGACTGGGCCAACAAGTACCTCAACGTCGAAGAGCTCGCGGCGATCGTCCCGATCCCTGAGGCGGTCCTGAACGACGCAAGCTACGACGTGTGGGGTTCCATCAAGCCCCTGATCGTCGATGCCATCGCACGGGCCTGCGACGCAGCGGTGTTCTTCGGGACGAACAAGCCCGCATCCTGGGGTGGCGCGATCGTCACCGACGCCACGGCCGCCGGCAACGTCGTCAACCGCAGCATCGGCACGCCACGCACCGACAAAGCCGGACTGTCAGGCGACTTCGCGGATGCGTTCGGACTGGTCGAGACTGACGGTTTCTCAGTCGACGGAGTCGTGGCCAACGTCGCCTACAAAGGCAAGCTGCGGAGCACTCGTGACGCCTACGGTGTCCTGCTCGCTGAGGTCAGCCCCACCAGCGTCTACGGCGTCCCTGTCCTCTACCCCATGCGTGGACTGTGGCCGGCCCCGGCCACGGGAGCCGCCGAGGCCGTCGTCGGCGACTACACCCAGGCGATCATGGGCATCCGTCAGGACATCACCTACAAAGTCCTGACAGAGGCCACGATCTACGGCGCCGATGGCGTCACCCCGCAGTACGCCCTGGCCCAGCAGGACATGGTCGCGCTGCGCGTCGTATGCCGCTGCGCCTTCCAGACGGCGAACACCATCAACTACGACAACCCGGTAGCCGGATCCAGGTACCCCTTCGCCGTGATCAAGCAAGCCGTCTGACATGAGGCGCCCCCGTCGTTGGGTTCGGCCCGCCCCGGACTGGGCCGAACGATGGGGCAACAAACGCTCCGACTACGGCACGTCACCCTACGCCCGGGACGAGGCCGCAACCGCTGCGGTCAAGGCCGCGTGGGCGCCGTTGCTGGCCCCGTACGCCCTGTACGCGTACCCCAATGGCACAGACGCCGACATCATCGAATGGGAGAACAGCCATGGCAAGCAAGTCCACAGACAGTGGTGAGACGAGCAAGGCAAAGAACAGTGGCGAGGCTGAGGTTCAGGCCAACGTCGACGAGGAGACCGCCAAGGGATTCAGTGGCATCCGCACCGATCCGACACCGCTGGAGAACTACACCCTCCCAGGCAAGGCCGGCGACCTGCCCACGCCTGAGACCGACGCACCGGATGAGAAGCCGCCCACCAAGGAGGATGGTTCCTAATGGGAACGCAGGTGGCCGGGGTTGTCTCGGAATCCTCGGGTGCTGCAGTCACGAATGGCTTCCTGGGCTGGTCCTCGGACGCTGACCGGTCCCCGTACCTCCTAGCCAACGGCAGAGACGGAACTGCCGCGACCGCATACGTGACCCTGACCGCGTACGCGGTTGGCAAGTCCGTCACTGACGCCGGGGCGACCTACGTCGTTCGCACCGCAGTCACGGGGGCGAACGCCACGGCCCCGGCCGCCAACGCCAGCTTCGTGAATGTGGAGAACCACCGCGGCCCCGCCGAGATCCAGTCGGCGGCGACTCCTACTCCGCAGTTCTACCGCTGACAGGAGGTGGTCGCCAGTGGCACTTTCGGTGCTCGTATCTGACCTCGAGGCACGCTGGCGGCCACTGTCCGCATCCGAATCCGTGGTGGCGGAGTCATTCATCGCTGACGCGCTAAGCATCCTGACTGTGCGCCGGCCGAACCTGGCTACGGACGTGACCGCCGGGATCGTGACCCAACAGTCACTCTCCTGGGTCGTGGCGAGCATGGTCCTGCGCGTCTTAAAGAACCCCGACGGCAAGGGTGAAGAATCGATCGACGACTACCGCTACAAACGGGACGTGGCGATCGCCTCCGGTGCCCTGTACGTCTCCGATGACGAGTTGCGCCTGATCACGGGGGTCGTCATCCCCCGCGTGCGCGGCGTGCGTCTGCTGGCCAACGGCGAACTGTTATGAGTGCCGAGTCCGCGGTCCTGGCAGGCCGTGCCCTTGCTGAAGCCCAGATGGTCGATGCCTGCACCATCACCCGCTGGGACGGGACGACAAGCACGAACCCGAACACCGGCGTCGACGTGAAGAACACATCGACGGTCTACGCGGGCAAGTGCCGGGTCCAGAACAGGGCTCCACGCACCCAACTCCCGATCGCCGGCGAAACCGTCGCCCCCCAGCACCTGGTCGAGCTACAGCTCCCCATGTCCGTTGTCGGGCTCCGCACCGGTGACGTGGCCACCATCGACGCATCAGCCCTAGACCCCGACCTTGTCAGTCGCCACTTCCGGATCAGCGTCTCGATCCACAAATCCCACGCCACCATGCGCCGGCTGCCGTGCATCGAGGGAGGTTTCGATGGCTGACATCGACGTCTCACAGCTCAACAAGCTCGCCTTCGACCTAGGCCGGGGCAACGCCGCGATCGTGACCGGCGCCCGCAAGATCCTCGAGGTCGCCAGCATCAAGATCAAGAAAGACATGTCGGCCGAGATCGCCCGGTCACCGCACTTCAAGAAGGTCGCCCCGGCAATCAGCTACGACATGCAAGGCCTCTCCTCTGAGATCGGGCCGGTCCAAGGCAAAGCCGCCGGCTCCCTGGCATTCATCGCTGCCTACGGCACAAGCACCCAGCCCCCGAGCTGGGACCACACCGCAGCGCTGCACCGTGAAGCCCCGATCGTCACAGGCCTACTCGAGGCACTAGCTGCCAAGAGCATCCTGTGACGAACGTCGATGCCGCCGAGGCAGTCGTGGCGCTCATCACCGCCGACCCCAACCTGAAGGTCTACGACGGCAAAGTGCCCACCGATCCCGCCACCGGGAAACTGCCGTCCCGCCCCTACGTCGTCATCTGGTCCTCGCCCGTTCCCAGCGCGGCGCGAGACACCCTCTCGGGCCGCTCCGGGTGGTGGGAAGAGATCGTCACCACCACCGTCGTAGGAGACAGCATCGGCTCCGTGCGGATCGTCTCCCGCCGCGTCCGTGAAGCCGTCCTCGACGTCATCCCAGCCGTGACCGGACGCGTATCAGTGCCGATCCGGATGGACGGTGGCCCCCTACCCATCCAGGCAGACCAGGACGTCCAGCCGCCCGTGCTCTACGCCGTCATCCGATGGCTCTGCTCAAGCGTCCCCGCCTGATACTCGGGTCTCCCCGCACCGAGCCTGGCGAAGATCACCGGCCTTGATCTCCTCCGCTGAGATGACGTGCTCAAGCGGGCCGGCATTGAAGCGATAGAGCCAGTGGCCGTGAACGCACCGGCCGACCCTCTCAATCCTCACTTCCGCGCTGGGCCCTGAAACGAACCCGCCCCTGCTCTCCGATGTCATGCCCCGATCCTCCCAAGCACTTCCCAGCCAACCCCACCGAGAGGCAGACCCATGGCTTTTTTGGCCCCCCAGCAGATCGCCGTTACGGGGACGACGGTCACATATGCCGCCGCCTCCGCAGGTGGTGACTCGTGCAACCCCGACGACCGGGTGTTCCTCCGAGTGAAGAACGGTAGCGGCGCCTCGATCAACGTCACCATCCTCGTCCCCGGCTCCACGTGGGGGCAGGCGAACCCCGACCCGGTCATCGCAGTGCCCGCCGCAGGTGAGGTCAGCATTGACCTCCCCTCCGGCCTCGCAGACCCGGCCACCGGGCTCGTGTCCTGGACCTACTCAGCCGTGACTACGGTCACCGTCGCACTGGTGCGCGCCTGATGCCCGGCCTGACCCGCTGCCGGCACCCCGAGCTCGGCACCGAAGCAGAGCTACCCACCGACGCACTCGGCGCATGGGCAGCACGCGGCTGGGAGCCGATCACCGAGTCCCGCAGCCTCGAGACCGCCGACGTCGAGCGGATCCAGGCCGAAGAAGCCGCCGCCGCCCACGTCCAGGCCGTCATCAAGGCCGTCTCAGCAGCGAAGCGCCCGAACGTCGACCAGGTACTCGATGAGGTCGCAGGCGAACCCGCGGCCGCAGCCGCGGCGCTGGCCGCCGAACAGTCCCACGAAAGCCCCCGGTCCACGCTCGTGGCCCGGCTGAACCAGATCGTCAACCCCGCTGGCACAGCCGGCACCCCCGAAGGAGAGAACTGACATGGCCGACCTCGTCTCAGATGGAAAAATCCGGGTTACCTGGGCGCCGACGGTGGCCAACATCGCCGCGCCCACGGTGGCCGAAGCGAACGCCGGGCTCAGGCTCGACACCGTGATGACCCCCGACGGGCTGCAGGTAAGCCCCAAGACCGCGGACGTCGACACGTCCGCGCTGTCCTCGACCTACGACACCAGCCGTGCTGGCCGACGTGGGTTCGACAACTCGGTGAAGATCAAACGGCAAGACGCCGCAGACACGGCCCTGACGACTCTCGTCTTCCGGGCCACCGGATACCTCATCGTCCGCCGAACCGTCGACGCCGCAACGGCCAACACAGTCGGCGACAAGTGTGAGGTCTACCCGAGCGAATGCAAAGAGGGCGTCCGCGGCTATGGCCCGAACACCGTCCAGACCGTCGAGATCCCGCTCGGGACGACCAGCGACCCGAACACAGCGGCGGTCATGGCCTGACCTGCTCCACCCCCTATTCGGGGGCGCAGCTTGTCCCGGGCTGCGCCCCTTCACGCCTCCACCGGGACTCAAAGACGGGACACCACATGAGCGCCATCGAAGACCTCCTAGCTAAGGTCAAACCAGCCACCGCGTCCGTCAGGATCTGCCTTCGCGGTGACCTGCTGGGCGACCTCGACCTGCTCAAGGACGACCTCGACCAGTACGACGAGTGGGAGCCCTCTGGGATGGAGGCTGACCCGCGCGCCAAGCTGCGCGCCCGCAAGGCCGAGCTGGAGGCGGAGATGCGGGCAGCGTCCGCGACGTTCCGGTTCAAGAGCATCGGCGACAAAGCATGGTCTGACCTGCTCGCCAAGCATCCGCCGCGCGAGGGCAAGGACGATAACGAGCCCTTCGATCCGACATCGTTTCCCACAGCGCTGCTCGCCGCGTCTGCCGTCGAGCCGACGATGAGTGTCCAGCAGGCCGGGCAGCTGCTCGAAGGCTTCACCCTGGCCCAGCGCAACACGGTTTTCGCCGCCGCATACAGCGCGAATGTGCGCGGCGTCGACATCCCTTTTTTACAGCCCTCCTTCGACGCTCAGATAGTCACCGCGAAGAAGTCGAGACCGCGCGGGCGTGGGGCGTCCCCCGATCCGTCTTCCTCGGCCGAGTAGTCGAACCGGGCGAACCGCTCTGGCTTGAAGATGATCGCGGATACGCGATCGCTCTTGCCCGGGTCGAGGCCGACATTCACCACGACTGCGGGCGCCCCTGGAGTGAGGCGATGGACCCCAAGAATGCCGAGGCGTACACCGTCGACGTCCTGGGCTCATGCGCAGCCTGCTACGCGCTTGCGGCCAAGACCGGCAAGGACCAGCCAGGGCCGATGTACCGAGTCAGGCTGCGGGACTAATCGCTCCGAGCCATCCCCGCACCCCACATGATCCCGCCAATGACAGCGACTAGGAGCCCCAGTAGGGCCATGCGGGGCACGTTCTCGAACACGCCCACGCCGGCGAGCATCAGACCGAGGATGCCGGTCCTAACCCCTTGGCTCTCGCGGTCCTTCGCACTCGTTCGCGGCTTACTCATGCCCGAACCATAAAGCCGATACGGGAGGCCCGCATGTCAGATCGCAGCGTGAGCGTCTTCCTCAATGCCACTGTCACGGGTTTCCTTGCGGGAATGGAGAAGGCCAAGCTCGCTACGACTGACCTGGCCAAATCCGCCGAGAAATCGGCAACCCAGCACAGGCAGAGCTGGGACAAGGTCGGCAAGGGAATGCTGCTCACCGGCGGTGTCATCGCAGCCGGAGTGGTCCTGGCAGTCAAGGCGTTCGCGGACTTCGACAAGCAAATGGGCAACGTCAAAGCCGTTTCCAACGCCAGCGCGACCCAGATGGAGAAGCTCGCCAAGGCTGCGATCAAGGCTGGCGCCGACACCGTGTTCTCAGCCTCCGAGGCAGCCAAAGCCGAGGGCGAACTGGCCAAGGCCGGTGTCAAGACTTCCGACATCCTCGGGGGTGCGCTGACCGGATCTCTGAACCTCGCCTCAGCTGGCGGGCTTGACCTGGCCAACGCGGCAACCATCGCCGCCCAGTCGATGAACATCTTCAAACTTGGTGGCAAGGATGTCTCCCATATCGCGGATGTGCTCGCAGCGGGAGCAAACAAGAGCGCGGCCGACGTTGGGAGCTTGGGCGATGCGCTGAAGCAAGGCGGTCTCGTCGCAGCCCAGACCGGCCTACACCTCGAGGACACAGTCGGCACCCTTTCGATGTTCGCCGACTCGGCGCTAGTTGGATCGGACGCTGGGACGAGCCTGAAGACGATGCTGATGCGTCTGGTCCCTAGCTCTGACGCGGCCCAAACAGCGATGGACAGCATCGGGTTCAGCGCCTACGACGCGCAGGGCAAGTTCGTCGGTATGGCGTCCGTCGCTGAGCAGCTCAAGACCGGACTCGGCGGGCTGACAGAGAAGCAGCGCGCATCGACCCTCAACACAATCTTCGGGTCTGATGCGACGCGTGCAGCGAGCATCCTCTACGAAAAGGGCGCTGCAGGGGTCAGGGACTACACCTCTGCCGTGAACGACCAGGGAGCAGCTTCCCGGATGGCCGCAACCATGCTCAACAACCTGAGCGGTGACTTCGAGGGCTTGAAGGGCTCCATCGACACTGCACTGATCCAGTCTGGATCCGCGGGTAATGACGTGCTTCGCGGGCTGGTCCAGGGCGCCACGAAGGCCGTTAACGCGTTCGGGAACCTCCCAGATCCAGTACAGAAGAGCGCTGTGGGTTTTGCCGCGGTGACCTCTGCAGGGCTCCTTCTGGTGGGCGGGTTCCTGACTGTTGTGCCGAAGATCATCGAGACCCGGAAGGCGCTGGAAGCGCTGCACATCACATCTGGCAGGACCGGTGCCGCGCTCAAGGGCTTGGGCAAAGCCGCGGGGATAGCGACCGTTCTAGCCGCGGCTGCCGCTGCCGCATCCGCTTTCGACACCGCTAACACCCGTGCAGTTCCGGGCATCGAGGCGACTACTGCAGCCCTGCTCAAAACCGGTGACGCCGCAGGGAACGTCGATGCCCTTTTCAAGGGGATGGACACGGGGAGTTTCCTTGGTTCAGCGAACCGGCCCGTCGACGACCTCGCGGCAGCGTTCAAACGGCTGACTAACAAGGACGGCATCGACTCGTTCAGTGATTCCGTTGACGGGTTGTTTGGGCGGATCAACGGCGGGACGCAGTCCGCAGCCGTGTTCAACAACATCGGTACGGCTCTTGGCACCTTGGTGACCTCCGGACATGCGGACCTGGCCAAGAAGCAGTTTGATGCGATGGCCAAGAAGCTGGGGCTAAGCGGCGACGCAGTCAACAGGCTGCGTGATCTGATGCCTGGCTACGACGAAGCACTAGCAGGGGCCGCGAACGCCGCCGATCTTGCAGGACAAGCCACTGGCTCGGCAGCCAAAGGCGCGGATGGTCTCACTGCTGCGCAACGGAAACTGGCTGCCGCCGCGGGGGATGCCAAGAAGGCTCTCGATGCTGAGGTCCAGTCCCTGCAGGACGCGGGCCTTGTGGTGTTGTCGACCCGCTCGGCGACCAGGGATCTGATCCAGGCACAGGTCGACGCCACAGCCGCGCTGCACAAGAACGGGAAAGGGCTGTCCAACAACACCGCTAAAGGCCGGGAAAACGCTGCGGCCCTGGACTCCGTCGCTAGTAAGGCGCTGAGCCTGGCTGACTCGATCTACAAGGAGACCGGCTCCGAGGCGAAGATGCGGGCCTCGCTGGTGAGCTCACGCGGGTCGCTGATCAAGACCTACCTGCAGTTCGACAACAACATCGGCCGGGCCCGCGCCTACGCAGACTCGATCCTGAAGATCCCCAAGCAGCATTTGACGAAGCTGCAGGTCGATAAGGCTGCAGCTGATGCGAAGATCGTTGTGTTGCAGAAGAAGATTGACGCCGTGAAGCAGGGCAAGGTACCGGGGATCACGGCCAACTCGAAGGCTGGGCGGGCGATTATCGCCGGTTTCCAGAAGCAGATCGATGTCCTGCACGGTAAGACGATCGTGGTCAAGGCGGGGTTCTCGTTCGCCACGGCCAACTTCCCTGGGAAGGCCACAGCCCCGAAGTCGGCGGTCTTCAAGCAGGCCGGCGGTGGGCTGCTCAAGGGCCCCGGCACCGGCACCTCGGACAGCATCATGGGCATCGACAACCATGGCCGGCACATCGCCGACGTGTCCACCGACGAGTACGTCGTCAACGCGAAGCAGACGGCCCGAAACCTGCCCCTGCTCGAGGCGATCAACAGTGGCGCCCAGGGTTTCGCTGGTGGCGGCCAAATCGGCCCAAACATCAACGTCAAACTGCCGCCCCTGGACGCGATCCGGGCCGCGTTGACGATCCATGTCCCTGCTGCCGTGGCTGGCGGGGCTGGTCTTGGCGGTGGCAGCGGTACCAGTGGCGCGAACCAGGCTCTTGGCCGGGCGATGATGCTCGCTGCAGGGTGGGGCGCGGACCAATGGCCCCCTCTGCGTGGGCTGTGGACCCGGGAATCGGGCTGGAACGCGCGGGCATCTAACGGTGGCGGTGGTCCTGACTCAGGCCGCGCCTATGGCATCCCTCAGAGTCTGCCGGGGTCGAAGATGGCGTCGGCAGGCGCGGACTGGCGGACCAGCGCCGCCACCCAGATCAAGTGGGGGCTGGGTTACATCCGTGGCCGCTACGGCAGCCCGAGCAGTGCGATGGCCCACAGCAACGCCTTCAACTGGTACGGAGGAGGCGGGATGGTCGCCCCTGGCGGCGTGGCGATGAACGAGCCTGGTGGGCGCCCTGAACGGATGCTGTCCGGTCACCAGACGGAGTCCTTTGATCGGCTGGTGGCGCTGCTGTCGAGCGGCGCCGCCCGCAGCGGCGGCGTCGGGAGCATGCCGGCGTCGAGCCGCACAATCATCATGCAGGTCGACGGTCGTGAGATCGGAAGGGTCGCGATCGACCACATGGACAACGTGATCACCGGCGGGATGACCAGGGTCGGGGTGTCCTGATGGCTGCTGCGATCACCGCAACCGTGACCTCAGGCACGACACCACCCTCCATCACGCTTGTCGCGTCTGGCGGCGTGGGAGTGGTGCAGAGGATCCAGGGCGGCGTGGCAACACCGGTGCGTGGCACCGACGCAGCCTTTGCGGGGACCGTCCTGGACTATGAGGTCCCGCAGGAGGTCAGCGTCACCTACACGTTCGCAGGGGCGACGTCTCCGGCACGGACCCTGCCTGATGTGGGCGTGTGGATGGTCCCGGTTGGTCGCCCCGAACTTGCGGTGCAGATCACCGTCGCCATACACGACTCATGGGACACCCCCGCAGGCCAAGACATCGCCCGCACCCCCGGCCGGAAGTTTCCCCTCGTCGTGTCGTGGGGGGCCCGCGGTGGGGCAGCCGGCAAGTTCGAGATCATCCTCGCCGACTACACCGCCGAGGTTGCCCTGATCGCGGCTCTGGCCGACCAGGCCATCATCTGGCTGTCCAGCCACGCCCGGCACGGCCTCGGTGGGTACATGAGCATCGGCGATGTCGGGTGGTCACGGCAGCTCAGCTACAGCCGCGACGAAGCACGCAGGGTGGCCCTGCCGTACGTCATGGTCGACCGCCCCGAGGTGGTCGATGCGCCTGCGGGTCACCGGTGGGTTGACCAGGTGGGGGCCTGGGCGCAACAGATTGGGACCTGGGCCCTGCAATGATCCACGGCACGGATGCTTTCGAGGCAGCGATCCGCGGATCACACACTCTCGCGGTCCGCTGCGAGGCTTGGATCGCGGGCAGGCGGGTCACCAAGGATCTGCCCCTGCGTGAGGATGCCACGATCAACGTCGACTCCTCCCGATTCGTGCGCCGGACCGCGCAACTGTCCTTCGTCGAGGACACGGCAAGCAGCGCTGATTCGTTGCGGTCGGTCCTGTCCCGCCCCGGGTGCGAGCTGCGGCTCTGGCGCGGTATCCAGTGGGCATCCGGTGGCACCGAGTACTTGCCGATTCACTGGGGCATCGTGGACAAGGTCTCCGGGGCTTGGCCGGCAAAAACGCTAACCGTCGACTGTCCGGACCTGGCCCAAAAGGTTGCCTATGACAGGTTCGCCGGGCCACGCCAGTCCGGGGCAGGGTTCACAGTCAACCAGCAAATCCAACAGCTAGTGAGCGAGTCGATCCCGCGACTGCGGTACGTCGACACCACCGGAAACGCGACGGTAGTGCGGCCGGTGGTGTGGACTCGTGACCGGAACGCCGCCGTGGACAAGCTCGCGGTATCCATCGGCGCCGAGAGCTTCGCCTCCCCGGACGGGCGGTGGCTGACCCGCCAGGTGCAGACCCTGCTGGGGATCCCGATGCTGCGGGTCCGCGAAGGTAAGGCTCTGATCTCGGCTGCGGATGACACTGACTGGTCCCAGGTCCGCAACGACATCATCGTGACCTGCGAACGCGCCGACGGCACGAAGCTCCTCGGCCGGTCCACCGACAACGACCCCATGTCGGCTACGTGGGTCGATGGTCCGATGGGGCGGCGCACCGGGTTCTACCCGACAAGCCTTCCGACGACCGCGCCGCAGTGCGTCACCATCGCCGCGGCGCTGCGGGCACGCCAGGCCGGCGCCCGCGTGAGCATCTCGTACGAGACGTTTCTTCACCCCGGTATCGAGGCAGGCGACCGCCACGACGTGACCCACGACGGTGTTACGGCCAGGGTCGTGGCCGACAGCTTCGAGCTGCCAGTCTTCGGCGCATCAATGCGGGTTCAGGGCCGGATGCAAGTTGTCCCCGAAGGTCTCGAATGAGTGTGCTCAGGACCTTGTCTGCGCCGCGCCGTGAGATCCGGGTCGCCACCGTCACCTCCGTGGCCGGGCCAGTGGCAACTTGCGACCTGGCAGGTAGCCCCATCGACGCGCAGATCCCCTCCGTGCCCGCTTTCACCCTGGCCACCAACGACACCGTCTACGTGATCCCCGTGGGCGACGACACGTGGCTCGTCATCGCAGCACTCTAAGGAGCCCCCGTGTCTGATTTTCTACCTCCCGGTGCAATGCCCGCGCCGAACATGGACAACGACCTCAGCCGGGACTTCCCCGACTTCTTCGCCTCTGACATGTGGCCTTCGCTGTGGCCCCGGATCATCCACAGGTACGCGACTGTTGCGGCGCGGGACGCGGACATGGCTGGGTTGGGTGCGACCGATAGGGCATTCTGCTACGTCGACGCACTAGCCCGGACGTTGGCGTGGACCGGTACCGGGTGGCATGCCATCGGGATCGTCGCGTCCTACACGAGTGTGGGTGGCGCGGCGCCAACCACGGTGGTGGGCAACACCAACGGGACGGTCCTACAAACACTGCTGGTTCCCGCAGTGGCCTTTGACCGGGTTTTATCGGTGTCGATGCTGGCCTACCTCAGCAGCACCCAGACCGCAGACTCATGGGAGACCGTGGGGAACTTCGACAGCCTGAACATCGCAACGAATGTTTTGGGCCGGTTCTGCATGACCCTGAACAGCGCCTCCTCCGCGGGCTCGGGTGTGATCCCGGCGACCCGCCTCATCCTCCTGGCCAACCAGGCCACGACACTGCGGGTATGGGTCCGTAGGGTCGCAGGTACGGGCACAGGTACGGGCAGCGCAGACCCGACCTACTGCAACATCCAAGCCCTCGCCTCGGCGTACTGATGACCGATTACGGCAGCGGCGCGCTTGGTCCGTGGCAGGACTGGGGATGCAGTATCAGCCCGCCCCCGATCATCAAGCAGGTCCTAGCCGCAGATGGCGTGTTCATGTTCGGCGACAGCATCTCGGTGTCCACTGCGCGCGAGCTCGCCGAGCTGCTCTTGCCGTCCGGGACGTTGCTGGCGGTGAACAACTGGTCCGGCCGACCGACCGCCCCGAGCGTCAACGCGTGCCTCGCCTGGATCAGGACGTATGGCGCGCCCCGACGCATTCTCATGGCCACCGGCACCGACGACATCTTCGACCCGACAGTGATGGCCGCGCAGATCGACCGACTGATGGCCGCGGCAGGGCCAGGCCGGTCGGTGTTTTGGGTGAGTGTGCAGTGCTCCCGCTGGTCGCAGGCCCCGGACGTACAGGTCGCCGATCAGCGCAACAGCGGCTGGGTCAACACCCATCTGGTGCAGGCCACCGCCAGGCACCCGAACTTGACCGTCATCCCGTGGCATCGCTGGCTGGCCGAGAAACCCCCCCGGATCCCCATGTACCTACGCGACGGCGTGCACGTGAACACGCTGGGGGCGACCTTCCGCAACACCATCATCCGCGACGCGATTCTCGCAGCGACCTGACCGATTCTGAACCTGAGGAGCCCCACATGTGGATGTCACACCCCGGCGTGACCGGCGTCGTCACCGTCGCAGACAACGCCTTCTACGGCGGATGGGACACCATGGGCTGGGTCGTCGCCGCAGCACCAGTCGGCCCGCCACTAGTCGACGCGGGCTGGCCGGTCTCCCAGGGCGAAGTCACCGCCCTCGTCGGCACCGCCGTCGCAGCCCAGATCCCCGCCGCGATCGCCCCCGCACTCGCGACCGAACGCACCACCGAGCGGGCACTACAATCTGCCACATTTGCGCTGGTCAGCGCAGGGCGCCCTGGCAGTCGTTGGGTTGCACTGGGAGACTCAATCACAGCGGGAATCAGTAATGGCCGCTACATGGACATGACCCAACTGGTGTCGATGGGTCGGATGCGGCTCGTCAAGAACGCAGGCGTCGGTGGCGACACTGCTGCGATGATGCTTGCCCGGTTTGATGCCGACGTAGCCCCCTACTCCCCGAACCTCATCACTATCCTGGCTGGCACCAACGACACCGGGGTCACGGCGGCTCTTGCGTCCTACCAGACGAGCATCCAAGCCATCGTCGGCAAGTGTTACGCGATCGGTGCCACACCCGTCATCATGACGATCCCCCCGAACTCCAGTGGCACCCCCGCGAACCGTCGCCAGCAGATCGTCATCTTCAACGCTTGGCTGCGAATCTATGCCCAAGCGAGAGGTATCGCCCTCGTGGATCTCTTTGCCGCGCTGGTCGATCCCGCTACCGGGAACTACGTTGCGGCGTACAACCTCGACGGGACTCACCCCACGCCAGCAGCCATGACGATCATCGGGACCGCGCTCAACAGCACCCTCGCACCCTGGCTGCCCCCACAGGGAACTCTCGTAGGGAACGACACGGTCGACCTGAACCAGTGCATCAAGAACCCACTGTTCCTCGGCCAGACAGCCAACCCCGGCGTCCGTGCGGACTCGTGGAACACCTACGGCGCAGGCGGCACCTACACGACGGACGCCACAGACACCACGATCAAGGGCGTCTGGCAGAACTGCGCCATTACAGCAGGAACCGGCGTCGGTCTCATCTCCCAGGCCGCAACAGGCTTCGCTGTCACGGTCGGGCACACCTACGCGCTTGCGGGGCTAATGAAATCCTCGGGCGCGGCGCTGACGAACGTTTCCCTGAATCTTCACAACGGGTCCGCAGCCGTGGCTGGAGCCGTCCTGAACGGCGCTGGTGGGTGCGTCGTCGCCAAGGGTGCGTTCTACGTGGAGTGGTTGGCTGTCGGCACGCCCTCGGCGCTCTCGGTAAACGTCATTGCCAGCGGCACCGGAAGTTTCGGAGTCGCCCAGTTGTGCCTCTACGACCTCACTGCGATGGGCCTCGCCGCGTAACGACCCCCACCACTAATGACCCGGATATGCGCGGTCTAGTTTGACGCGTTTGCTCCGGCAACAAACCCATCAAACTCTCGCGAACTCAGCCCCGTCACGTTGACCACCGACGGTGGCTTCCGCATGTCACGCCTCCCCAAGCGATACCCCAAGAAAGGCACCTGATGGCAACCACCTCCGAAGCCAGCCAGCAACCACCCGGCCCCGGGGTCGACGCGCAAGGCCGGGCAGTGGTGGACCCCACCAAGAACGTCCTCGACCTCGTCAACGCCGCCATCAAACGACAGGACGACATACGCGCCATGTCGATGGACGCAACGCAGCGAGAGCTTGGACTACGTCAGGACATGCGCCAACGCGAGCACGCCGCGCTGCAGGAGCTCCTCGAGGTACGCCTGGACGCCATGGACCGGGCCAACGAGCTGCTGAGTGAGACCGTCAACCGGGCACCCACCGAGGTCACCAAGTCCATCGACCACCTCAAGGGCATCCAGGACGAAAGATTCCGGTCGGTCGAGACCCAGTTCAGGGAACGTGACACCCGCTCCGAGCGGGAGTCCAAGGACAACAAGGTCGCCGTCGACGCGGCGTTCGCGGCGCAGAAGGACGCGGCAAACGAGCAGAACAAGGCCAACACCACCGCGATCAACAAGTCCGAGGCGACCACCACCGAGACCATCAAGACCAACCAGGAGCTCTCGAAGTCGGAGAACGCGGCGCTGGCCAAGAGCCTGGAGGACACGAAAATCAGGCAGGTCGAGATCGACGACGACATCAAGAAGCGCCTCGGGGCAGTCGAGGCGACCTTCGCAGGCCTGGCATCGGCCGCCCGGGTCGGCGCGGTGGAGTCCCAACTCGTGGGGCTGGCCTCCGCCCGCCAAGGCGCAGCTGACACCCGTGTGGAGTACCGGGATCAGAACACCGATCAACGGGCCGGCAGCAGCCTGACGCTCGCTGTCATTGGCACGTTCCTTCTCGCACTCAGCATTGGCATCGGCGTCGCCTCGCTAGTCCTGGGCAAGTAGTGAACCCGCCGGGCAGCGCCCCGTCCCGGCAGGTCCTGCGCACGTCCTTCCTATTAGGCGCCTTCGCCGGCGGAGCTTTCGCTCTCGCTGTGATCTACCGCCAGCTCACCTGACCGCCGCCACCTGGTCCAGACCCTCGCCAGGTGGCGGTGCCATGTCCACAACCCATCGAAGGAGCACCACCATGGGCGACACCACGTCCGAATCCCCGGCCGAGGCACTACTAGGCATCGACCACCCCGACGACGGCCCACAGCCCCAGCACGAGGACGCCGACGTGTCCGGCGACCCGGTCCCCGAGACCGACGTCGACGTTCCCGATGTCGAGGCCGACACCAGCGAGCCGCCGGTATGAGCGGCTACTCCTACGGCCAGGCCGTCGCGGTCCTGAGAAGTTTCGGCTTCCGGATCCGCTCGAGCGCCGAGTTCCGGCAGGCCATCGCCGCGTTCCAGGGCGGTTACAACCTCGGCCGATGGCTGGCCGTTGACGGAGTCTGCGGGCCCGTGACGTCTGCGGCCCTAGCTCGCTCACGCGCTGCCGGCGGCAAGGCATCAGCCCACTTCTCCTGGGCGGAGTTCCGCTGCACCTGCGGCGGGCGGTACTCCAGCTGCCGGCGAATCCTGGTCCGACGCGAGCTTCTGCAAGGCCTGGAGAAGTACCGGGCCCGGGTTGGCTCGGTTTCCATCGTGTCCGGCTACCGATGCCCCGGCAGGAACCGGGAGGTCCGTGGCGTCAGCAACAGCCAGCACGTCTACGGCACAGCCGCCGACGTCAGCTATGCGCTTTCCAACTCTGCCGTCATCGGGCTCCACGCCTTCGCAGGTATCGGCCGCTCCGGACGGACCAGCATGGTCCGGCACGTCGACCGCAGAGACGTCGGCGGCCACAACAACGGCGGCACCCTCGGCCGCCCGATGTGCTGGGTCTACGCCTCATGACCCTCGATGAACGCATCGCCCCCCCGACGTGGGCTGATAGCCAGATCCACCCCGACGACATGCACGCAGACCCCCACCCCTTCGACGCGATCGACACGACAGTGTTCGTCGGCGCAGTCGTGGAGGCCAAGCCGTGACCCTCACCCTGGCCTACCCCGCAGTCGGCCGCGGCGCATGGCCGTCCAGCGGGCTCGGCGGCACCCTGAACGTCGCCGGCACCAGGCCCGGCAACTACTACCGGGCACCCACCATCTCGGCTGTGACGATGCCCGGACTGGTTGGCGCCCTGGCAGTACGGCTCGGGACCAGTTGCGACATCAACGACTACGCGGTCCACCGTGCCGTCATGGCTCTGCAGCCCTACTTCCACGCTGTCCCCGACGGGATCCTGGGGACAGCCACCAGTCTGGCTATTCGTGCCTACCAGAAGGCACACGGCCTAGCTATGGACGGGGCGATCGGCCCGGCGACCTGCCGGTCGATCTTCGAGCCCCTGGTGACCGAGGCAGCAGTCCACCTCGACACCCCGCACGCTGTCCTACTGCGCACGATCGCAATCGGAACGATCAGCATCGAGTCCGGGTTCGACCTTGGCGCCGTCGGAGTTGATACACCCCAGGACCTGGGAATCGCCCAGATTAACGGCCCGGCGCACCCATCCATGAGTGCCGCCGCGCGCCTGGACCCCGCCATTGCCATCCCATGGATGGTGGCCTTCGTCGATGACCACCTGGTCGAGTTCCGGTACGACGTCGACCCAGCGATCGCGGCATACAACCTCGGCGTCTCCGGCGCCTGGGCGTGGGTCAACGCGGGCCGGCCCCAGTGGTACCGCGGAAGAGATGTCCAGGCCTACGTGGCCAAGATCAAGGAAGCAGGAGCACCATCATGAAGAAGGAACCAGCCCTCATTATTGGATTCGTCGGCGCGCTCATCGCGCTCGGCGTGTCGTTCGGACTGCCCGTGACTGCCGAGCAAGTCGGCTTCGTCATGGCGTTCGTCTCGGCGGCACTGGCCCTGGTGACCAGGAGTCTCGTCACGCCAGTCGCGTCACCGCCACTCAAGTAGCTCGTCCCCTGCACGGAACGCCCTTCTTGCCTCACCGCAGGAGGGGCGTTTTCGTGCTCAGAGAGGTGACCGATAACGAAGAACCAAGGTCAGCCCTACTAGAAACCCACTGGAAAGCTACTGGAAAGCTACTGGAAAGATGGATCACTTCCCGAGTGCTTTGCGGACGGTCATGCGGGTCACACCTGTCACTCTGGCGATCTCGGATTCGCTCATCGTCGGGACTGCATCACGGATCGCCGCCTGCAAGTCCGCCATCGCCCCAGTCCGCCACTGGTCTGCCCGCCAGTAGGTCTCAGCCTGTGACCGAAGGTGGCTGGCGTTCTCGGCGGCCTGATCCATCGTGGCGACCTCGGCCTCTTCCATCTCGATCTTGATCATCTCTGGGTCGCGTTCGCGCCGATCGCTTGCCGGATCCACGATCTCCTCACAGATGATGTCGGCGTCCTCGTCATCCCACGGGCCGGTCTCACTGAGCGTCGGCATGCCGTCATCGGCGGCATTGAGGGTCAGGATCGCGTCCTTGATGCTCGCCTCCGCCCACCCTGCGGTGTTGCCGTTGGGCTCGCGGACGATCTCGATGAGCTTCCCCATGGTGATCATGACCGGATCCCAGCAGCGGAGAGCATGGACTTCATGACCCGCTCGAACATCGCGGCCGGCATCTCAGCCACAGGCATATCTGCCGGGACTGCTGCGAACTTGGTCCAGCGGTAGCCCAGCATCACCTGGAGCTTGATGATGTTGCTGGCCTGGTGCTCGGTGATGGTCTGGACGACCACCTGGGCGAAGTGCTCGGGGACAGCGATCTCAGGTGTTCCCTCGACGTATGGGTGTGCGGCCTTGAGGTCTGCGAAGGACGCGTACTGCGTGCTGTATGCGCCGATCATGTCGCTGTAGTGGCTGGACTGCGCGTCGTGGTGTGCGCGCCCGTCCTGCTCGTATGTCGCGGCGAGAGCGCTGGCCAGCTCGTTGTGCAGGGTGACGAGGTGGATTTGGTTGTTGCTGAGGAGTGGCATTTTTCCCTCTCGCGGGCTGGTATCTCCTGCCCTTCTGTATATGACTATACAGAGACCTAGGTGCCCTGTCTACACCTATACAAAACCAATCCACGTGACCCCCGTCACGTGGCGTTTTTGTGCTCAGCGGAGTGACCGTGATTAACGAATCAACGTGCACCCCCTGATTCAGCCCGGGCCACGAGCACCCCCGCTCGTGGTCTTTCCCATGCCCCAAGGAAGCCGAGCACCATGAGTCACCCCATCCCCCTGACAGACCCTCTCTCAATCGCCTGGATCGAGTGGTGCCGCAACGAGCACGTCCCGCCGAACACCATCGCCCGTCGGGTGGCTACGCTCCGCTCGATCGGCAACGCCGGCACAGCGACCCGCGAGGACGTCGAGACCTGGTGGGCTGCCCGCACCGGCCTAGCCCCCTCCAGCCGTGCCAGCGACCTCGCCGGCATCCGGTCCTTCCTCAAATGGTGCCGGCGCTGGGAACACCGGACCGACGACCCGACCCTGCGCATCGACCCCCCGCACGTCCCGACCGGCCTGCCGCACCCGATGGCCAAGCACGACCTGGAGAAGGCCCTGAGCACCTTCGAGCCTGACCTTCGCCGTGCCGTATGCCTGGGTGCATACGCAGGGTGCCGCATCCACGAGGCTGCGGCCCTGAACTGGCCTGAGATCGACGTCGAGGCCAGGACACTGCGGGTCCTGCACGGCAAGGGCCACGCGGGCGGCAAGGAGAGGCTCATCGCGATCTCCCCCGTCCTGATCGACCAGCTGCTGCCTGACACCGGCGGTAACGTCGTGTCGGCGGGCCATAAGCCCTACACCGCGGCGACGCTGCAGCGCCGGGTCAACCGGGCGTTCGATCGGGCCGGGATCAGCGGAACCTCGCACGCGCTCCGCCACCGGTACGGGACCATGGCGTACCAGGCGACCGGGGACCTGCTCGCGGTCGGCCGGATGATGGGTCACGCCTCACCGGTGACGACAGCGATCTACGCCGACCCGAGCAACGACATCAGCGTCAAGATTGCCGCCGCCGTGGTGCGGTAGGTCAGTAGCCTGAACCTGTCCCTCCAGACCATGCGTCCCTCCCGCCTGGCACGCGGGGAGGGACGCTGGGGTCCTTAGCCGCCGGCAGCTGCCACCAGGTGCGGCGCGCGGACCTGCTCAGCCTCGAG